TCCTGACGGAAGATGGTTGCGTCGTAGCCCATAACTGCGGCTACATGCTGTCGGCGGGCGATGAATACGAAGACAAGGCGTCCGGCGAGATCGAAGCGACTGGTCTTCTGGGCTACGCCTGGAACATGGGAGTCCGGCTGACGAAGGACCAGTCCGAACTTTCGGTCAAGGTCTGGCGCGACACCTACACCGAAGCCGTTCAATTCTGGTGGGACATCGACAAGGCCGCGCGGAAGTGTATCTCGACCGGAAAGGAGACCAGCGTCCGCAGCATCCGCTTCGACCGCAAGGGACCCTTCCTGCGGATGATCCTGCCCAGCGGGCGCTGCCTTCACTACATCCGGCCTAAGCTCGAAGAGTGGCGGATGCCCTGGGGCAAATACAAGCTGTCTCCGACCTACGAGCAACTGGACGACAAGCACCAGTGGGGCCGCGTCAGCACCCACCCCGGCAAGTGGACGGAGAACTGTTTGTCCGGCGAAACTCTTGTGTTGACCGACTCCGGGGTGAAGCCCATAGTCGAGGTTGAAGCGATAGACCGGGTGTGGGACGGAATCGCGTGGGTGCGACATGGGGGACTTGCGCGAAATGGAAAGCAAGACACAATATCAGTGGAAGGTTCACGTTTTACGGAGGACCACAGAATACACGTCGGGGGGAAATGGTGCCCCGCAGGTTCGGTATCTGGACACGCCGCCACATCCACGTTCGAAAGAACTTTCGGGACTGCGACACGCCATGCTTTGCGTGAAAAGGCGTTTGGGGTCGAACGGGAGGGAGACCCTTTGGTTGGTAGACTGCGATTGTGGGGCGGAGACCGTGATGCCCGCTTCGGAGTTCTGCAAAGGTCGGGTGAAATCGTGCGGGTGCAACAGGGGGAGGGCTACGGCAAAACGCCAAACGACGCACGGCATGAGTCAACATCCCGTCTTCCACGTCTGGAGGTCTATGATCGCCAGGTGTTCGAACAAAAAGCACAAAGCCTGGAAAAACTACGGGGGCCGGGGAATTCGAGTCTGCCTCCGGTGGGCGAAGTTCGAGTCCTTCTGGGAGGACATGGGGCCGACTTACGAGAAGGGGCTGACCTTAGATCGAGTGGACAACGCGCAGGGCTACACCCCGCAGAACTGTTCGTGGAGAACGGCGACACAACAAAATCGGAACACAAGAGTCAACCGGATTGTGGACACGCCCTCAGGGAGGATGACGGTCTCGGAAGCGGCGGAGGTTTCGGGGATAGGAAAAACGACAATCTGGTATCGGGCGGCGGCGGGGTGTCCGAAGGAGAGGATGTTCGACCCACCCGACGTAACGAACAGGTTTACGACCTTTTGAACTGCGGACCCCGGCACCGCTTTACTGTCGTGACTCCTGACGGGAGGATGATGTTGGTTCACAACTGCGTCCAAGCAATCGCGCGCGATCTCCTGGCCCACGGAATGACGCTGGCGAACCGGCGCGGGATCAGGATTGTCATGCACGTCCACGACCAGATCGTTGCGCTGGTCAAAGAGAACGAAGCCGAAGCCAAACTGAAAATTCTGATGGAGTGCATGGGGGAGCGTCCCTCCTGGGCACCGACGATCCCGGTTCGCGCGGCGGGGCATATCTCCCGCTGGTTTGTGAAGGACTAACACATGCGAAAACTTAGGATACTCAATGGCTGCGAATGTTCCGGGGTGGTTCGGCGGCAGTTACGATTGCGGGGGCACGACGCCTGGTCGAACGATCTGAAGCCCGCTGAAGATGGGAGCCGCCACCATCTTCAGATGGATGTCTTCGAGGCGATAGAGAAACACGGGCCGTGGGACATGGCGATCCTGCACCCGGACTGCACATACCTGACCATAGCTGCCGAGTGGTGCTACACCGACGAAGCGGCGGAAAAAGCCGCCGCGCGCGGGTCTCCCAAACTCTTCGGCGCGGCTCGACGGGCAGCGCGGGAAGAGGCGTTAGACTTCTTTAGGAGGCTCTGGGAGTGCGAAATCGAAAACGTCTGCTTGGAGAATCCACGCGGCGTTGTGACAACCCGGTTGGGTCTTGCGCCCGCACAAACGGTTCAGCCGTATGAGTATGGGCACGACGCCAGTAAACGGACGTGTTTATGGCTAAGGGGTCCCCGGATGGAAGCCTTGCGGCCCACAAAGATGATCCCGCCGCTGCACGGGTGCCCTACCTGCCGAACGAAGTTTCCCTTGGAGCTTGGGCCGCTGGGGTGCCCGACGTGCGACGGATTCCCCCGGAAAGCGGGTCTTGTGTGGGGCAACCAAACGGCGTCGGGACAGAACGCTCTGCCGCCCGGAGAAAACCGCTGGGTAGATAGGTCTCGGACGTATGTGGGCATCGGCAAGGCGATGGCCCAAACTTGGACTCCCCCCGGAGAACTTACGGTGGAGGATATTTTGTGAGCGGTGAATACCTGATCGAGAACACCGTTGTCGGGCGCGCGGAGCTTGCGGGATACGAGGTCCGCAAGGTCCAGTGGGCCGGTCGGCGTGGGGCGCTGGACCGCGTGTTCTTCGGGCGTGGAAAGTGCATCTGGATCGAGTTCAAAGCGCCGGGGGAGGTCCCTGTCGGCCAGCAGGCGAGGGAGATCAAGAAGTTGAAAAGGCTCTACCCAGAGATACACGTCTGCGATAACGTGGACCAAGCGTTGAAGATATTGGGAATCGACTAATGGCAAAGGCGGATGTCCGCACCTACTACCAGGCCGATGTGGTCAAGGTTCTGGACGGGTTTCCCGTGACGCGGACGGCTGCGGATTTTGAGGACTATCAAAAATGGATGTCAGACCTGATGCAGAAGAACGAAGTCGTCCTCCTGGGGGCCTTCATGGGTTCCGGGAAGACGGCAACGGCGCTTCACGCGGCCCGAAAGTGCCTGGATCGCGGCGAGATCAAGAAGATTTTGGTGATCGCTCCGCTGAACGTGGCGAAGGATACCTGGCCCGACGAACTTATGGTCTGGGACTTCGCAAGGCGCTTCACCTACTCGGTCATCGTTGGAGACGCCGCAACCCGTGAGGCCGCGCTGGCGCAAGAAGCCGACATCTACTTCATCAACCGGGAGAACCTGCGATGGCTGTATGAGAAGGTCGGCATGGTGGGCTGGTTCTGGGATTGTCTGATCTACGACGAAGCCTCCCGCCTGAAGGCCGGAGACAAGAAGACAAAGGGCAACATCCGCATGGACGGCACCGCCAGCCGCAAGCGGATGTCGGAGTTCGGCTATCTGACAAAGGTCCGGCACAAGTTCAAGAAGGTCTGGGAACTGACCGGCACCCCGGCTCCGAAGGGGGTGATCGACCTCTGGGGTCCGGCCTACATCCTGGACAGGGGCAAGAGCTTGGGAACGTCCCGGGCGAAATTCCTGGAGCGGTGGTTCCGCTACGACCAGTATTCCCGGACTCACGAACCGTTCGACCACTCGGAGGGTGAAATCCTGGAGCGCCTGAAGGGTGTCATGTATTGCCTGAAGGAAGAGGACTACCTGGACCTCCCCCCGATCAAGACCGTGGACCGTTGGGTCAACCTGACCCCGCTCCAGATGCGGCAATACAAGAAGTTCGAACAGACGCTTGCGCTGGAGGAATACAACGTGGACGCGGCCACAAACGCCGTCCTCTGCAACAAGCTCCTGCAATTTGCGAACGGTTCGATCTACGCGGAGGAAGACGGCGACCCTATGGACGCGCCGGACCTGAAGCGGAAGTCTGTCGCCAAGCACATCCACGACACCAAGCTCCAGGAACTCGGATCGGTTTTCGAAGAGGCCGGTGGCCGGTCGGTTTTGATCGCCTACAGCTACAAATTCGACATCCAGTCCATCGTGAAGCGATACCCCTTTGTTCGCGTCTACGGATCGACCCCGAACGATCTCCAGGACTGGAACCGGGGCAAGCTGAAGGCGATGATCCTCCACCCGGCCAGCGCGGGCCACGGCCTGAACTTTCAGAAGGGCGGGAACATCGCGGTCTGGTATGGCCTGAACTGGAGCCTGGAGCTATACCAGCAGTTCAACAAACGGCTGGCCCGCAGAGGCCAGGAATCCGATTGCGTTTGGCTGTATCGCATCTTGGCCCGAAACACGATGGACGGCAGCGTGGCCGAACGTCTGATCGAGCGCGCGATCACCCAAGACCGCATCACCGATAATTTCCGGGTGCGGATGGAAGAAGTCGCCCGATGGGCCAGAAAGCGGGCAGCATGACCTACGACGACGTGGAAGACATCCTGGGGCCAGTCAGCCCCAAGCCCAAGAACAAGGGCGGCAGGCCGGTCGGGAGCAAGGTCAGCCGTGTCCATCCTCCTGTTAAGCCCCCCGTGGCCCGGTCATCCCTGGCCGCGACATACGCTGCCGCCGCCGCGAAGGACGGGCCGACTCCAGCGCAACCGGCCTCTGAAGTCATGGGCGGCGTGACGGTCTTCTGGTTGGCGAAAGCGTTCGGCATGGAGGTCTCGACCGTTCGCAAGCGGATCGCGGATTGCCCTCCCCTGGCGCGCAAGACCAGCGGGTTCATCTACTCCCTGTCGGTGGCCGCGCAATATCTGGTGAAGCCCAAGATCGACGTGAAGTCCTACCTGGAGGCCATGAAGCCGTCGGACCTACCCCAGCAGCTTCAGCCCTCCTATTGGGAGGCGAACCTGAAGCGCCAGAAGTTCGAACTGACGATGGGGCAGATGTGGGTGACGGAGGACGTGCTGGAGGTCTTCGCAGAGGTCTTCAAGACGATCAAGTTCTCGATCCAGCTTTGGCCGGACACGCTGGAGCGCCAGTCGGGCTTCAGCGACGAAGACCGGGAAATCCTTATCACCTTGGCCGATGATCTTCAGGACGAAATCTACCAGTCCATCGACAAGCTGGCGAAGGAGAGGTCCACCCCGAACGCGCTGCAACGGTTCTACCAGATGCTCGAAGAAGACGATGACGTGGAGGACATCTTGTGAAGTGCGGGGCGTTGCTGTCCACCGACGGCAAGAAGACGAACAGCAGCGACCGCTTCTGCGACCACGAAGATGTCATATCGAAGGAGACGACCCCGTGAACCAGATGGCACCGGCCAACACGCTCGAAGGGATGGCCCTCCAGGCCGCAGAGGGGGTTCGTCCACCCGAACGCCTGACCGTCTCCCAAGCGGCGGAGAAGTATCGCTACATCAACAACAAGGGGTCATACGTCGGCCAGTGGAAGAACTCGACCACGCCTTACCTTATCGAGCCGCAGAACATCCTCCAGGACCTCCGGTATTCGGGGATGATCTTCGTCGGACCCGCCCAATGCGGGAAGACGGAAATCTACCTGAACTGGCATACCTTCACTGTCCGCGTCGATCCCGCCGACCTGACCCTGGTCCAGACATCGCAATCCACCGCCGCCGACTTTTCGAAGCGCCGGGTGGACCGCTTGCACCGGGATTCCCCGGAGGTCGGGTCCCGGCTGATCCACGGGCGGAACTACGACAACACCTTCGACAAGCGGTATCGCTCCGGGTCGATGGTCACCCTGTCGTGGCCGTCGATCAACGAACTGTCGGGCCGACCGATCCCCCGGATGTTCTTGACGGACTACGACCGGATGGACCAGGACGTAGACAAGAACGGTTCGCCGTATGACCTGGCCGCAGCGCGGACGACGACCTTCGGGCGGCACGGCATGACCGCCGCAGAGTCGTCCCCGTCTTTCCCGGTATCGGACCCGCGCTGGACACCCTCTAGCCGCCATGAAGCACCGCCGACGGAGGGCATCCTGGCCCTCTACAACCGGGGAGACCGTCGGCGGTGGTATTGGCCGTGCGCGTCTTGCGGGCATTGGTTCGAGCCGGACTTCAAGCTGATGAAGTGGCCGGAGAGCAAGGACCTCTTGGAGTGCGCGGAAGCCGCATGGCTGGAGTGTCCCCATTGCCAAGCCCACTACGTCCACGGCGGGAACGAACTGCCGGGGAAGCATGACATGAACCGTCGGGGGGCCTGGGTCCGGGACGGCGAGACGATCACGCCCGACGGCGAGATCACCGGGGTCCCTATGCGCTCCCAGATCGGGAGCTTCTGGTTGAAGGGACCCGCAGCGACGTTCAAGAACTGGACGACGCTGGTTCTGAAGTATCTCCAGGCCGAACAGGAATTCCGCCAGACGGGATCGGAAGACGCGCTGAAGGCAACGGTCAACGTGGACCAGGGATCGCCGTATCTGCCGAAGAGCGCAGAGAGCGACCGACTGCCGGAGGTCTTGAAGAACCGTGCAAGGGACTTCGGGCACAAGACCGTGCCCCCAGGGGTTCGCTTCCTGATCGCGGCGGTGGACGTTCAGAAGAACCGTTTCGAGGTTCAGGTTCACGGTATCGGCCAGGGTGGGGATGTCTGGGTGATCGACCGATTCGCCCTCCGGTATTCCCGCAGGCCCGACGAAGACCGTGAAGGCCAGGTTCACTTCGTCCGGCCCTTCACCTACAAGGAGGACTGGCGAATCCTTCTGGATGAAGTCATCGCCAAGACCTACCCCCTGGGCGACGGCTCTGGTCGGCACATGGCCGTCAAGGCTACGATCAGCGACTCCGGGGGCCAGGACGAAGGCACGGCGAACGCCTACGAGTTCTACCGATGGCTGAAGAACGGCCCGAACGAAGAGGACCTGGACAAAGAAGACTGGCCCGCGTGGGCACCCGGTCTTCACGGGCGGTTCCAGCTTTACAAAGGCCGGAAGATCGGACCCCGCGTTCAGATCAGCTATCCAGACTCCCAGCGGAAAGACCGACATGCTGGCGCGCGCGGGGAGATTCCGATCCTCCTGGTCAACGCGAACAGCGTCAAGAACCAGATCGACTCCATGCTGGAGCGGGAGGGGGAGTTCACCGGCAGGGTAAACTTTGCGTCCTGGTTGGAGATCAACTTCTACAAGGAACTCTGCGTCGAAGTGAAGAACCACAAGGGCGAGTGGGAGAACCCCAAGAAGTTTCGCAACGAGTCCTGGGACCTTCTGGTGATGACCCAGGCGATGCTGATCGAGACCAAGCACGTCGGCATTGAGCGGATCGACTGGTCAGACCCTCCCGGCTACGCCCAGGAGTGGGACGACAACGATCTGGTCTTCACTCCCGACGGGGGCGAGACGCCGATTGCCTCTGTCAAGAAGAAAGACTATGATCTTAGCAAGATCGCACAATCTCTGGGATAAGGACGTGGACATGGCGCAAACTCTTGCGGAAATGCTTGTCGATGCAGAAGCCGCCTACCACGACCTCCAGCTTGGCCGTTCGGCTCGCGTGTTCGTGGACCAAAACGGCGAGCGGGTCGAATATACGGCGGCGAACCGGCGCGATCTCGCGCGCTACATCGAAGAACTGAAGGCCAAGATTGCGGGCCGGTCCGTCCACTACGGCGGACCCCTGAAGGCGGTGTTCTGATGGCACGTCCCCTATTCCTGGACCCGCAGGCCGAGATCGACTTCATCTTGGGGAACGGGTCGAAAGACCTGGTGATGGGCGGCGCGCATGAAGCCGCTGACCGCTACAGCCGAGAGCTTGCGACCTGGTCCCCTCCGATCCGATCTGCGGATGGCGACATGCTGCCGGACAAGCGGATCACCGATGTCCGCGCCCAGGATATGATGCGGAACGACGCCTTTGTTCAGGCGGGCGGCGAGCTTCACAAGGATAACATCGTCGGCGCGATGTTCATGCTGTCGTCCAAGCCGAACGTCAAAGTCTTGGGACTGGACGATACCTGGGCCACAGAGTTTCAGGAAGAAGTCGAATCCAAGTTCACACTCTGGGCGGAGAGCCTGAACAACTGGCCGGACGCCAGTCGCCGGAACACGCTGACCAGCCTGGTCCGGCTGGCCGTGGGCACCTACGTCGCGGGAGGGGAGGTCCTTGCGACCGTCGAGTGGCGGCGAGATCGCCCGCGTCCGTTCAGCACGGCGATCCAGATGATTGAATTGAGCCGTCTTTGTGATCCGGGGGACCAGAGCTACGACTTTGACCGCACCCGTGGCGGCATCCAGTTCGACTCCTACGGCGCTCCGCAAGGCTACTACATCCGACGGGCGCTCCCCGGCCAGATGAACCAGTGGCGCGATACCTTCCGCTGGTCCTACGTCAAGGCCCGCAACGGGATCGGACGGCCCCAGGTCATCCACATTGTCGAACAGCAGCGTCCCGGCCAGAGTCGCGGTATCTCGCAACTGGTCGCGGCCCTGAAGGAAATGCGGATCACGAAACGGTTTCGGGACATCACCCTCCAGAACGCCGTCATCAACGCTTCGTTCGCGGCCACCATCGAGTCCGAACTCCCGACACAAGCGGTCTTCGAGAGCCTTGGCGGCGGCAACGTCTCCAGCGGCGTGATCGACTACGCGACGCAATACCTGGGTGCGATCTCGCAATACGCGGACAACGCGCGGAACATGCAGATCGACGGCGCGCGCATCCCGCACCTGATGCCAGGGTCGAAGCTGAACATGATGCCGATGGGAACCCCAGGTGGCGTCGGGACGGAGTTTGAGGCGAGCCTTCTCCGCTACATCGCGGCGAACCTTGGCGTGTCCTACGAACAGCTTTCGAAGGATTACTCGGAGACCAACTATTCCTCCGCCCGCGCCGGAATGGTCGAGACGTGGAAGGCGATGCAATCGCGCAAGATGATCGTCGCGGACCGATTCGCGTCTACCATCTACCGTCTCTGGTTCGAAGAGGCCCTGAACATGGGCGAGATCACGGCTATGCCCCGGAAAGCTCCGAACTTCTACGAGGGGCTGAACATGGAAGCATACACGAAATGCGAGTGGGTCGGGGCAGCGCGCGGCCAGATTGACGAACTGAAGGAGACTCAGGCCGCGATCCTCCGCCTGAAGATGGGCCTGTCCACCTATGAAGACGAACACTCCCGGCAGGGTAAGGACTGGCGTCAGACCTTCGCCCAGATGAAGCGGGAGAAGGACCTGATGAAAGAGTATGACATCGTTCTCCAGGAGGATAACGCGATCAACGCGGTCTCTGGCGATCCGCGCGAAGCGGGCGACGGGGAAGCCAAGAAGACCAAGAAGGAGAAGGTAGATGCCGCGTAAGAACCCTAGCGTCCGCGACGCAACCGCAGAGGCCGGGGACACCTTGGTCCCGAAGACCCAGGGTCGCGGCTTTGTCGAACGGATCGTCTCTGGCCCCGTCCTGGTGGACCCGGACCGCGTGTCCGAGTTCGAGGGGTGTATCTCCCAATTCATCGCCCACGAACGGTTCGACGTTTTCCAGACCCGGCCTGATTCCGTCCAGTCGGATGACTACTGGCCCCAGCCGGACTCTTGGGAGTCGGGCTACAAGCCCTACAACGTCCAGAACGGGGTTCTCCAAATTCCCGTGATGGGCGTCCTTATCAACCGAATGGGATACCAGATCGGGCGCTACGCCACGGGCTACACCTATATCGAGCGGGCCTTCGCGCGCGGCCAAGAAGACGGCAACGTCCAAGCTATCGCGTTCGTCATCGACTCCCCCGGTGGGGAGGCCGCAGGGAACTTCGAACTGGTGGACAAACTGTTCGCCGGTCGCGGGGATAAGCCGATGCGGGCTTTCGTAGCGGACGCGGCTTATTCTGGCGGGTTCAGCATCGCCACGGCCTGCGACGAAATCGTAGTCACCCGGTCGGGGGGCACCGGCTCCGTCGGCGTGGTGACGATGCACGTCGATATGTCAGGCTATTTGAGCCGCTTGGGGCTGAAGGTGACCTTCATCAAAGCCGGTAAACACAAGGTCGATGGGAACAGCATGGAGCCGCTGTCGGACACGGCCTTGAAGCGCATCCAGGGGCGCATCGACAAGATTTACGGAGTCTTCGTCTCGACTGTTGCGCGAAACCGTGACATGAGCGAAGATGACGTGCGCGAAACGGAAGCGTTGACCTACGACGCCGAAGAGTCGATCACCGTTGGCTTTGCCGACCGCATCGGCGCTTTGGACGAAGAACTGGCAGCTTTCGAACTTGAAATTGCCGACAACAATGGAGAAGGACCGATGACCACGAAGACCAGCCCCGGCGCGACGGCAGAAACCGTTTCGACCGAAGACCACGTTGCCGCCGTCGCAGCAGCCCAGACCACGGGCGCGAAGGCCGAACAGACTCGCTTCGCCACGGTGATGCAGTCCGAGAACTACAAGGGCCGTGAAGCCCTGGCCCAGAAGATGCTGACCACGACCAGCCTGTCCGCTGCCGAGATCACTGGCCTTCTGGAAGACGCCCCCAAAGTCGAAGCCGCACCGGCCAAGACCGAAGAGCCGAAGAAGGAAGAAGCCGCTCCGCAGGCCGGTGCGCGCAACCACTTCAAGGAGCGTATGGATGCGGAAGGCGGTCCCGAAGTCGGGGCAGGCGACGCGGAAGCCTCTGCCGACACGCCGCAGACCCGTTCTGCGTCGATCATGGCCGCAAGCCGCAAGGCATCCGGCGCGCCCGCACCGAAACGGCAGGACGCATAAGCGCCCCGCCAACCCTGAACCTATGAGAGAGAGGACCTTCCGATGGCTACCCAAATCCCGTTCAGCGATCCCGGCGTTGCTGGTTTCCAGTCGTCCGGCGACTACGCTGGTGTCGAGCTTCTGTATGGCGACACGCCGCAGATGGTGACGCAATCCTACCCCGTGGACGACGCGACTGCGGCTCTGCCGATCTACTCTGTCGTCGGCTTCGACGCCCAGGGCGAGATCGTCCCGGCCCTTCTGGGCACCACGGCGGCAATCGGCATCACCGCGTCCCTGATCGGCGCTGCCGCTGCCGGTCGCAAGGTGTCGGTCTACCGCGCCGGACACTTCAACGCAAACGCGCTGAACTGGCCTGCGTCCTACGACACGCTCGCCAAGCGTCTCGCGGCCTTCAACGGTGCGCCCGCCCCGACGAACATCCTCCTGGATGTGAACCCCAACGATCCGACGTTCGTGTAACGGCTGGATGAAAGAGAGGAACCTGACATGGCTATCCAGCACACCGTTTACGACACCGCGACGCTCCTGGGCGTCTTCCGCGAACTTGAAGAGCCGACGACTTTCTGGCTCGACTTGGCTTTCGGCGGGTCGGCGCTGACGTTCGAAGACGAATACGTTGACTTCAGCAAGATCAACGAAACCCGCAAGCTCGCGCCCCTGGTGGTGCCGACTTCGCAGGGCGTTCCGATGTATGACCAGGCCGAGCGCACCTTCCGCGTGAAGCCCGCATACCTGAAGCCCAAGGACCCCGTGTCCGCAGCCCAGATGCTCCGCCGCCGCGCGGGCTTCGGGGAGCTTCTGGCCGCGCAACCGCTTTCGCCCCAGGAGCGTTTCGACGCCACCTTGGCCGAGATCGCGCGCCAGCACCGGAACGGCATCTATCGCCACATGGAAAAGATGGCCGCTGACGCGATCCTCTACGGCCAGGTGACGCTGGAAGCCGACAACTACCCCCGCACCGTCATCGACTTCGAGCGCGATGCGGGCCACACCGTCACGCTGACGGTCGGCAACCGCTGGGGCGAATCTGGCGTGTCGATCATCGACAACATCGAAGACTGGTTGAACATCATCCACATGGCGAAATTCGGTGGCCCGGTGAACAAGATCATCGTGGGCACGAAAGCCTGGAAGGCGATGTCGGCCAACGCGGAAATCCGGGAACTCCTGAAGACGGACATGCGCCAGACTTCCGGCACGTCTCTGAACTTGGGCCTGGGCAACGGAACCCAAGTGCAGCGCAAGGGCAACCTGTCGCAGAACTTGGAAGTCTGGGTCTACTCGGACTACTACGAAGCCAATGGTGCCGTCGTTCCCTTCATGGACTCGCGCGACATCCTTCTGATCGGCAACAACGTCCAGGGCGTCCAGTGCTTCGGCGCGATCCTGGACAAAGGTGCCAACTTCCAGGCCCTCCCCATCTTCCCGAAGATGTGGGACCAGGAAGACCCGTCGGCCACGTTCCTGATGACCCAGAGCGCACCGCTCCCGGTCCCGGTGAACCCGAACAACACCTTCCGCGCGCGCGTCGTCGCGTAAGGCCGTTGAACCCTGGGGGCGGCGAGAGTCGCCCCTATCCACCCGCGACCGCAAAACCGCTTTACCTGGAGAAGAGACCATGACCAAAACCGTAGCATTGAAGGCCGTCCACTCGATCCGCATGACGATCAAGGCTGGCACCAAGGATACCCCGCCCGTTGTCGAAGACATCAGGCCGGGTGCCGTTTTCGCCTGTCCCGTGGACAAGGTGAAAGAACTGAAAGAGTCTGGCGCTGCCGTGGCAACGAACCGGACAGTCCCCGTCGAAGCGACCGCTGACAATCCCGTCGATCCCGACGCGGATGACGAAGGCGAAGGCGACGACGAAGGCGACGACACCGCGCCCACCATCGAAGAGCTTGTCGCCAAAGCGAAGACCCTGGGCGTCAAGGGCGTCCGCAAGGACTGGTCGGTCGAGAAGCTGACCGAAGAGATCGCCAAGGTCGAAGACCCGGACGTGATGTGAGCTTCCGGGACATCAAAAAACGGGCGCGTTCGGACTTGCATCGTGCGATGCGGGTTCAGACCGCCCTCTATCGGACGGGTCCCAGCGGCCCGTCCGAGACGGTTTATTGCCGACTGAATTCCAAGATCACGCCGTCCGGGGACCTGAAGGGAACCAGCTTGGCCTACGCCGAGACTGTCGAGACCGAACCCCGGCTGATCTTCCTCCGGGAAGAGCATCGCCCCGCGCGCACCTGGGTCTACGTCCTGGAGGCGGGAGAAGCCTACCGGGTCGATCACGTTGAACCCGACGACACAATCACCGTAACCGCCGTATGCACCCGACTCTCGAAAGAGGATGTCGCGGCCTACGAACCGCCCTATGGGGGCTGAAGTGAGTAACTTCGCCGTGGTCATCGAAGGCATCGAAACCGTTCGAGACTTCGAGCGTTTGGGCCGCGACGTGAAGCTGAACGCCGTCCGCGCCTTGAACAAGGTGGCCGAACAGCAGCGCACCCGCTCCGCCCGTCTTATCGCCTCCCAGGTCAACCTCCCCGCGCGATACCTGTCCCCGTCGGGCGGTAGGCTCTATGTCTCGAAGAAGGCCACCGGGGGAAGCCTGGAGAGCCGTATCACGGCGCGCGGACGGCCCACGTCGCTCGCTCGGTTCGTCACCGGCAACCCAGGTTTCAACAAGCCTGGGGTCACGGTCAAAGTGAAACCGGGGCAGGCGAGCTATCTCCGGCGCGCCTTCCTTATCAAGCTGAACAAAGGTGCTGGGCAGACGGACACCCAATTCAACGCGGGTCTGGCAATTCGGCTGAAGTCCGGCGAGCGTCTGGCGAACAAGACCGCCGCGATCAAGCTGAACAAGAACCTCTATCTTCTCTACGGACCCAGCATCCAGCAGGTGTTCCTGGACAACTCCGGCTCCGGTGTGGCAGATGACATAGCGGGGGAAACCGCGATCAAGCTGGAGCGTGAATTCCTCCGGCTTATGAACCTCTAGGAGCGCCGCATGAAACCGTTTCGCCTTGCCGTCCAAGAAGCCTTGGGGAACTCCCTGAAGGAGATCACCCCGGCCAACGGGTTCATGTCGAACATGGCGGACTATGACCTGGACGACGTGATGACCCCCAGGGTTTTCCGGGGCCGTGCGATCTACGGCGACGATGATCCGGTCCCCATGATCTCGATCCTGGAAGAACCTATCGCGCCGGAGACCGACCTGGAACCCGCAGAGGGACCAGGCGGCACGGCACCATACCAGCTTATGATCCAGGGTTTTGTGCCTGACGATCCCCTGAATCCGACCGACCCGGCGCACGTCCTTCTGGCCGACGTGAAGCTCCGGCTTGCCCAGGTCCGGGAAGAATCCCGCGTCACCGAACGAGTCTTCCAGTTTGGGGCGAAAGCGCCTACAGTGACCGGGATCAGTTTCGGAGGCGGCGTTGTTCGACCTGCGGACGAAATATCAGCCAAAGCCTACTTTTGGCTTCGCGTCACTTTGAGCCTGGTCGAAGACCACGATAACCCCTTCGTCGCCTGACGATGGAAACATGAGAGAGAGGACCTTGAAATGGCCGCACCGAACTATACCCTTGGCCGGGGGAAGCTCTACTTCTCCCGCTTTCAACCCGCAACCCAAGTGCCGAGCTTCTGGCGCTACATGGGCAACTCCCCGGAGTTCAACCTGACCATCGAGTCGGAAACCCTGGAGCATACGAACAGCGACGCCGGTATCAACGAAGTGGACGATTCCGTTCCGCTGAAGGTGACCCGCACCGGCTCCTTGGTGGTCGATGACATCCAGGCCGAGAACGTCGCCCTGTTCTTCTTCGGCACGGTTGACGTGCTGACCACGGTCTCCGCCGCTGGTCAGACCGAAAACTTCGCTGGCGTCCTGAAGGGGATGTTCTACCAGATCGGCATCACGCCCACGAACCCGGTGGGTATTCGCGGTGTGACCGCTGTCACGGTGACTTCGAACCCCCCAGGCACGACCTACGTCCTGGGCACCGACTACCGCCTGGATGCAGATCGCGGCATGATCGAGATCATCGACACCGGCTCGATCCCTGCGGCCAGCGACATCATCGTCAACTACGGCGTCGCCGCATCTTCGCAGGAACGTATCCTGTCGGGTTCGGAGCCGGTGGAAGGCGCGATGCGGTATCTGGAGAACAACCCGCGCGGCATCGACCGGGATATGTTCCTGCCCTTCGTCAAGATCACGCCGAACGGGGACCTGTCCCTGAAGGGCGACGAATGGCGGCAAATCCCGTTCAGCCTGGAGGCCCTGAAGCCCACCCAGGCCGAAGCGATCTACATCAACGGCAAGCCGGTTATCTAACCGCACAACACAAGGAACGAAGCTATGGGATCGCTCGCAGACCTTCGTCTCCCGACCGCAGAAGTGGAAGTCCCCGGAACCGGCATTACGCTGACACTCCGGGGGCTTTCCATCGCGGACGCCTCTGAACTTATGAGGCGACACGGGGAGGCATTGAATTCCGTTTACGCGGAAACCATCGACGGCCAGGATCAACTGCCGTCGGCCCAGATCATCGCCCAAACGCTGATGAAGGCCGCGCCGAGTGCGGTGGCCGAGATCATCGCCTTGGCGAACGACGCGCCGGAACACGCGGACAAGGTGGCGAAGATGCCCATCCCTGTCCAAATCGAGGCGTTGTCAGAGATCGCCATCCTGACTTTCCACAGTGAGGCCCAAGTGGGAAAGCTGGTGGAGACCGTGATTCTGGGGTCGGGCCTGTTGACCAGGATGGTCAAGGGCCTGGGAAGTCCAACAGTCTAAGCGGGTG